GTAGGATGGGACGTCAAAATAGACACACGGTGAATACGAGCAACTTAGCAGAAATAAGAAAGCAGAGGATGCATATTATACAGATGACGAGATAGCGGATAAGTGTTCATATCTTGCGATAAAGTATAAGGCGCCATTTCAGTTGGTAGAGATAATTGGTTTGACAAACAGATTGATGTTGCTTTTTACCTTGGTCTTGATTGGCAGGATTTATACAGGAAGGTGTTAAATCTTGATAACCTATTTCATGCTGCTTACCTACAAAAGAATGTCAGAGTTCATACACCTTTATAGAAATAAATGGCTGCGGGTTCGTGAGGATATACTTCTAGATTATGATAGCGATGATACGATCGGCTACCATAACGAGATAGTAATTTCAGATATGAATCCTAATAAACACGGGGATGTAATGGTTTCGACGGTTGCTAAGTCCTGAGAGGGAAGCAAGCGGAACGCGGTTCGATTCCGCGCATCTCCACATTGGCTACCGACGGGTAGATCGTAAACACTGAGCGTATATACGCACGCAGGACGGAACGTAAGCCGAGGTTCGCAGGCTATCCAGAAAGCCTGTTTTTATAACAGAGCATAGGATACACGGAGATAACAATGGATACAGGAAGGCCTACGAAATACACCGAGGATGCGATAGGCATAGCAGAAGAGTACATAGAAAACTATGCTTTGCATGGCGACACGATACCGCAAGCCTCAGGGCTGGCAGAAGCTTTGGGCGTATGTGTAAGGACTTTGTACTATTGGGCAGAAGAGCATGATGCGTTTTTGCGCATATTAGACAAATTGAAGGCAAAGCAGGAGCGGGTACTTATAAATAGCGGGTTGAAGGGTGACTTTAATAGCGCGATTGTAAAGCTTGTACTCGGTAAGCACGGGTACCACGACAAGCAGGACCTTGAGCACACCGGGGCACAGGGCGCGCCTATAGGACTGAGCATTGAGTTCGTCAAAGCAGAAGATACAGATACCTGATAAGTTCTCAGCGCTCTTTGAGCCTAAGAGGTATAAGATATATTTTGGGGGACGCGGCGGGGCGAAGTCCTGGAACTTTGCGCGGGCGCTTATTGCGTTAGCTTATACCAAGAAGCTGAGAATACTCTGCACCAGGGAGTACCAGTCAAGCATAGCAGATTCTGTACACGCGCTTATAAGTGACCAGATATCCGAGGTAGGGCTTGACGACTACTTCACGGTAAAGCGTGACTATATCGAATCGCACACCGGAAGCCTGTTCCTTTTTGCCGGGCTGAGGCGAGATCCGAAGAAGGTAAAATCTACCGAGGGCATCGACATTGCATGGGTTGAAGAAGCTGACACCATAAGCAACGAGAGCCTAGATCTATTGATTCCTACAGTGCGTAAGCCTGGAAGTGAGTTGTGGTTTTCGTTTAATCCTGACCAAGAGACGGATCCGGTGTACAAGCGGTTCGTACTTACCGAGCGTGATGATACATTGGTGCAGAGGATAAGCTACCGGGACAACGCCTGGTTTCCGGATGTACTGAAGAATGAACTCGAATGGGATAAGAAATACGATTTCGAGAAGTACCAGCATATATGGGAAGGCGAGTGCAGGACACACACCGACGCACAGGTCTTTCATGGTAAGTACAGGATAGATTCTTTTGACACGCCTGATGACGTTGTATTCTACTACGGCGCTGACTGGGGCTTTTCGCAAGATCCGACTACTTTGATACGGTGCTTCGTGGATGACGGTACGCTGTACATAGATTGGGAAGCGTATGGCGTCGGAGTTGATATAGATAAGACGCCTGAGCTATTTTCGCAGGTACCGAGTTCGGCTGACTACATTATCACAGCTGATTCAGCAAGGCCTGAGACTATAAGCTACATGAAGCAGCATGGCTATCCACGGATGCGCAGAGCACGTAAGGGCAAGAACAGTATCGAGGACGGCATAGCATACTTGAGGTCTTTCCGTGAGATCGTGATTCATTCGAGGTGCAAGCATACAGCCGACGAGTTCAAGCTATACAGCTACAAGCGCGATAGGCTGACTGGTGATGTGCTTCCGACTATTGAGGACAAAAACAATCATTTTTGTGACTCACTTAGATACGCGACAGAGAGCTTGAGACATGCAGCGCCACAGATAAGCGCTACGATACGGAGATGAGCCGTTCCTTCCGTAAGACAGCGAAGTATTCCAGAAACGACAAGCAATATAAGCGATTTGCGAATCACAAAGCCAGAAAGTACGATGTCGCGGACGGCGGTGCTTACAAGAGGCTTGGCTACACATACGATATATGCGACTACCGTGGAACGCTACTGACTAAGGACGATATGAGAAGAGTCTACGATATTGGCGGGATGCGCCTCTTAATACAAGGATATGCGAAGTAATGCAAACAACCGACGACATTATCAGGACAATAGAAAATGACGTTGCCGAGCAGGTATCGGCCATGCTTCGCGACTTGATAAAGACGCACAGGCTAGGCGAGGGCCGAGCACTGCACCAGCTTCACCGAAGATATATGCTTGAGTCAGCGCCGATATACGACCGTAAGCCGGCGTCATACGAGAAGGTAGACCGCCGGACGGCTAACGATTTCTACGCTGACATTGTCGATACGAAGGCCGGGTACATGGGTAACGCAGTTAGCATAGACCTGGACCGTGAAAAGTATACACGCAACGGAACGTTCGACGAGGTAGACTTCGACGCCGACAAAGACATGATGAGCAATTTCTTCATGGACAACGCATCTGAGGATCAGAATTCAGAGCTTGTTAGAATGGCAGCGATGGTTGGAAAGGCGTACAGGTTCCTGTACATCGATACAAACGGCATGGTTCGGTATCAGAACATCGATCCGTGGGAAGTCATCTATATCAAAGACAGCAGCATGGACGAACCTCAACTTGTGCTTAGATACTATGACATGACCGTGGTGCAGGGCGGTAATAGAAAAACGGTAACCAAGGTCGAGTGGTATGATTCCACCAGCGTGCGGTACTACATAGACAACGGTGATCTGAACTTCGAGCCTTATAACACCGATATGTGGGCAGTTAATACGTTCGACCAGATACCTGTTATACTTTTCAAGAATAACGAATACGAAACGGCCGAGCCTTTGAAGTCCATGGATTTGATGGATGCGTATGACGCTATCATAAGCTCGACTACGTCAGAGATAGAGCAGCTCAGGCTTGCGTATATGTACATCAAAGATTCAGGTCTTTTCATAGACAATGAGTTTATGAAGAACCTGGAGCAGACAGGCATCTTTCCGCTTAGCGAAAATGGCGAGGTTGGCTTTATAAACAAACAGCTCGCAGACGGTCCGGTACATAATCTGCTTGCTGAGATACGGCGGAACATCTATCAATTCAGTAAGTCCATCGACATGTCAAAAGATTTCGGTGGCGATATGCGTGTCATAGGCTGGCAGGTGGCATTGCTTAACCTTGAGAACAGCTGCAAAATAACAGAGCGTAAGTTCAAGCGTTCACTACGTCGGCAGTACCGGATAGTTACCGACTACTGGCGAGAGTTCAAGGGCGCAGATATAGACGCCAACGCACTGACCTTCACGTTCACGCGCAACTTTCCACGTGACATAAAGTCAGAGGCAGAGACTCTTCAGCTTTTGCTTGGCACGGTAAGCACTAAAACAGCTTTCGGGCAGATGAGTTTTATAGACGACGCTGAGGATGAGATAGCACGCATAGAAATGGAGCGCGATCCTTTTAGGAGCACAGATGGCGACACGGGACTTGACAGAGAACAGCAAGATAGTGAGCCGCCAGCTTTCGGCACTGCCTGAGTTCGCAGCTTCGGAGCTGGCAAAGTCATATGCATCGGCGCTTGACGATATACGGTCAACGCTTGCAAGAATCTACGATCAGTACAACGTCACCGGAGAGCTTACCAAGGCGCAGCGCACGCAGTTCTTGAGGCTGTCGAATATCGAGAAGGAACTTATAGCGGTTTTGCAGCCGTACCTTTCAAGTAGCGAGGAGCTGATTAAGCAGGTTTCGCAGATAGCAGTTGACCAGTCCTACCTTAGGCATGGATGGGCCATAGACCAGGCGGCAGGTGTACAGCTTGGATGGGGCGGGCTTTCTGACAACGCGGTCAGGGCGGTATCCATAGGCGGTACATCGGAAGAGCTTCGCGGCATAGTATCCGATAAAGAGCTTATCGCTCACCGCAAGCTTCTTGACGACGCTTTCAAGAAGAATTGGCCGAAGGATTCTAAGAAGTGGCTATCTAACGCAATTAAAGATGGCGTGATAAAGGGCGACAGCATACCGACCATAACCAAGGCGATCAAGGGAGCACTTGGAAAGAGCTATTCACAGGCCGAGCGCATAGCACGGACCGAGACTCTTAGAGCTTTAGGAATCGGAAGCCAGATAGCATACGACAAGGCCGCAGACGACGGCGTGCAGATCACACAGGTATGGGACGCAACGCTCGATTCAAGAACGCGTCCTGAACATGCAGCTCTTGACGGGCGATCGATGGTTGATGGGATGTTTGATACTGCGGTTGGCTTGATACCAGGTCCGCGACGTTCAGGCGTTGCAAGCTTTGATATTTCGTGTCGCTGTTCCGTCAATGGCGAGGTTGAAGGCTTTGCGCCATCGGTCCGCAGGATACGAGACGAAGGAATTGTTCCATATAAGACTTTTACCAAGTGGGCACAGGACAACGGAATCGCGGTAAACAAATACGGGCAGAAGTACGACTTCTTGAATAAGATATAAAAAACCAGCTACATAAGCAGCTGGCCTTCTTAGAAAGAACCTAAGTGATACTCCGGTTTTCGGCGATACAAGAAACCTGCGTACCGGAGACGCAAAAAGTTTAGAACTGCGGCAACGCCGCATAAGTAACATACTACATATCGTAAGATGTGTCAATAGATTATCAGGAGATTATAATGGCAGACATTGCGATTCAGGACGTAGAGACTGAAGTGCAGAAAGAAGAGACGATTACGATGGAGCAATTCGAGCAGCTAACAAAACAGCTCCAAGAAACCAAAAGTGCGCAAAGTGGATCAGATCGCAGAGTTCAAGAGCTACAGAAGCTACTGGATGACCGTGAGAAG